TTGATGACATCTATTCTTCCTCTCTTAGAATTCGCCTGCGTCAATTGACTGTTGATTTAGCAATTTTGTTGCTACAAATTTATTGACAGAATCTCTGTAAACAAGCACAGACCCGTCGCCAACGTTGCTCAAGTCTGCATTAGAAATACTTGGCGGCACATACAAGAAGTAATCCAAATCATTCCAATGAGTGACGCCGTCCCCGACTTTTACTTTTCGAGTATCAGATTCGATGCCGACCTCTCCTAGCAGCAGAATCGGGTTTGCATTTGACCACTCATATGACTGATGAACAGTTAGTAATGCAGCGCCGGGGTCGCCTCTATCGCCCTTTTCACCCCGAGGTCCTTGCGGCCCGACAGGCCCTTGCAGCCCTTGCGGTCCAATAGGTCCTTGCGGCCCAACAGGCCCTTGCGGTCCAATAGCGCCTTGAGGCCCTTCAGTAACTCTATCAATTACTACAGGGTCATTGCTCGTTTGCGTTTGAACTAAGTTAACAACATTTTGTGTTATAACTATAGACGAGTCTTGACCTTGTATGATTTGAACCGAATCGCTCATCTAGTAACCTCTGGCGACAAAGTGACGCTGCCACCAAACAATCTTGTTACAATACCGCTAGGAGAAACGAATTCAATGTCATAAACTGCATGTTTGAAGTTCATTGCTGCAGTATCTGTTGCTGACATCTCAATCGAGAATGTGCCATTGACTGCATCTCGAAATACAATCCCGCCATTCTCGGTAGTCAAATTGATGACATAGTCAGGCGAACTAAATTTCTCTCGGATTTGCATTCTCGCCGTATATCCGGTAAGATTAACAGGCACAGAAGGAGACCCGCTCTTCCACTGAAACACTTGCGAGAATGTGCTTCCTTGATAGATTGTTATATCCAGCGTTGCGGGTTTCATGCTTACTCCTTAGGCATATATCTTAACCAAACGCACCCAATCATCACCAGGACTTAGAGCTGCATGCATATCTAGACCGCGCATCAACTTGCGGATGCTGATATCGTCTTTGTGCGTGTTCATGCGATGCAATCAAGCGACTTGTTGAAGATCAATCTAAGCGCGGCAAAGTGTTTACCCAAGAGCTCTTTGTTACAATCTCTTGGGTAAACTTGGTGTTTGACTGCTTTCTGTACTAACAATTTACAAGTATCTTTGGTTGTTGTGCAGCATTATTTATACGATGCAATCTGGCGGATCGTTAACGACTGGACCGATGATTTGTGCACTGAATGTTAGTTGCAACAAAACTGATCATTCATGTTTTTCGCCTAGCGATTCTATAAAGTTGATTACGTCAATTTCGTCTTTGAATGTCCTTACAATCACACTAAAGTTGTATAGGTGAAATGCGACTGCAACATAAGAGCTCTTTTGTTTCAGATGCGACAGTTTGACAATCCAATTGCCGAATCTTGTGTCTTTGAATGAAACTAGTTCCATTATCATATTACAAAGGGGCCATATGGCCCCTTTACATTACTGTTTACTGTTTGACTTTGGTTTCGGTTTTGAATCCGTCTGTTGTTCGTCCTCAACTAGCAATTGAGGAGCAGGTGGTGGATTCATAGCAGCAAATTCAGATACGGTGCTTGGCTCGTCGCTAATGTCAATCTTCTTTGGCTTCTTGTGTTCTGGAATGATACGCTCGAGAGCAATCTTCAACATCCCATTGAATAGTCCAGCACCACGAACTTCGACTTGATCGCTGAGAGCGAACGTTCGAACAAAGTCGCGCATTGCAATCCCTTTGAACAAGTAGCCATCATTAGCGTCTTTCGTTGACCCTTTAACGATCAACCGATCTTGTTCAACGGTGATTTCAATCTCTGATTTGCTAAACCCGGCAACAGCAATCTCAATGACATATGTGTTGTCACCGGTCTTCTTGATGTTGTATGGTGGGTAGTTCGCAATGTTCTTTGTCAAATCGTCGTGGATCTTTGCAATCCGATTGAATTGCTCATCGAAACCAACAAATAGCCGATCAAAGTCTTTCAATGTCAACAGATTCATATCTTGCTCCTCTCACTTCCAAACTTTGTTCAATTCGGTGAAATCGAACTTAGTTATGCGGCTAGCATTGTCGTTAGCCGTCTTCGCAGTTTGCTTGACAAATGCGGTTTGTGCATCGACATAACTGTGCGATGACGATTTGAGAGGTTCGTCTTTGACAAACGTGTTAATCAATCGACGCTTGGTATTCTGAATTGCATCGATAGCTGAGTTAACATATTGTAACATCTTGTTACTCCTTATAAAGCGAGTTAAACGAATGTGCTGCCCCGAAGGCACAGCGGTTAAGTGCCGGTTACTTAATCCGGCGCCAATTGACGTATGGCAGTTCAATTGCACGGACGCTTGATACCGTAAGCGACAACGGCCCTAAGGTACGGGATTCATCCAGCGGCTTGGGCGGCCGCTTGAGCTGCGGCCGCTTCAACCGCTTCAGCAGATTGTCTCAGTTGCGATTCTCCTTGAGCCTTGATCTTTTGAATCAGAGCGGCAATCTCCTCGAAAGGATGTTTGCCGAGCGAGCGGAGAATCACGTTGATTTCCGCAACGGTAAGTTCGAGAGATAGCACTTGTTGATTTTCATCCATGTTTTACTTCACTTTCTTTTCTGGCCAATGTTGTACTTCGGGATTAACTCCCATTCGCCCTTCTCTTTGTAAGAGACAACCTTAATCTGAGAAAGGACGGACTGCATATTGGTGTCTGGGCGATGAACAATGTTCAACAAGCCCCAGTCTTCCAATAAAATTGCGATCGCATTACGACGATCAATATCATTCACCGTGATGTTTGAATCCTTGTTGTCTAGGATGAACAACTCCTTGAAGTGAACGATGAAATAACGACCCTGTTTGTGCAGGATATGTGCTGATTGATACAGCTTCTTATCTTTCTTCGAAGCGACACCAATTCGCGTCAGAGTCTCTTTTACCTTAAGGAAATTATCCGGCGTTGGCAGAGTGACCTCCAACATCGACTCTGGCTTCCAGTCATGAAAGATCACATCTGTTGTCATGCTTTTCACCTTTTCATTGTAGTTTGCGAACTCAACTGTTGTTGTGAGAGGAACAACCCTCTCTGTACGATATTTATACAGTTCACTTAGACGTGCCGCCGCGGTACAATGAATCTTTGATCGATTGTATCTGGTCCGCAGAGAGAATCGAGATCGCCTCCAAAGCCTTTGCCGTTGAACATTGGTAGTATTGCTGCACCGCAGCAATGTCTGCGGACGGAACATCTTTCTTCACCCACTTCGCAAACCTGCGACGTTTCGAAATCGTGTCCTTGAGGAACTCAAACTGCCACCGTTTTGGGATGTTCGGATTGACATTCATCTCATTCGCATATAGAACGGTGTCAGGAAAGTATGACAACGCTCGGTTTACAATGAACGGAACGTAATCCTTTTCCGCTTGCGGATCTTCGAATAGATCGTTCTTGTTGCTGTTGATTGCATTCAGAAAGTCAGATAACGTCATAAGGATAGTTCACATCTTTAATGTTGTCTGGAGATGCAACAAACACAATGTCGGGGAACGCTTGTCTGAGTTTGTCGGAGATTTGCTGGTGAGTGCTACCTTGCGCTAGGAACTCGCCCGTCCGTTTGTTGTGGACGAAGTATTGACCATCGTGCTGTGTGATTTCAACATCAACGACGCGCTCAAGCACTTTCTGCTGAATTTGATCAACATATCGTTGGTATCGCATTACTGCACGGCGAATGTGCCATCGATGGCTGCACCATCCAGCATAGAAGATCATCGCCGCGGCGGCCGATACGATTGCAATCAACAAGACGTTTTCGCTCATAGGAACTTGCAACTCCCCATAACTTCTGTTAAACACGCGACGATGTTCAATTCGTGATCCGCAACAAACGCCGCTTTGTATTGATAATCAGCGAGAATCAAGATTAGTTGGGGAATCGACGATGGTTCGATCACCGCAGCAGCTTGATCGTACAATTGACGAAACAGCGCAGTTGTGTCTTGGTCGCAATTCATGGCAACCCACTTGCGAACTTCCGGGAAGTTCTTTTCCTTCATTAGTTTGAACAGTTGATTGTACGATTCGCTGGACAAGTTGACAAGGATACCACTGTCAATCTTGCCGGAGACGGAGTACCGCTGCAGTTCGTTGATGATTCGACGATAGTCTGGAAAGTGCTTTTGCACAAGCTCAGCAACAACCTTTTGATCATACTCAACGCTCTGCTGCTTGAGGATGCTGATCACACGCTTGAAGAATTGCCCGGCGATCTGCACTTTTTCTTTGCCGGTGATCTTGAAGTCAATAACAGCACAACGACTGTGCAGCGGTTCAATAATCCGGTTCTTGAAATTGCACGTTAGGATGAAACGACAGTTGTTCGAGTACTCCTCGATGAATGCGCGGAGAGCTGGTTGTGTCGACTGCGGATTGAGGTAGTCTGCTTCGTCGAGAATGACGACTTTCTTCGCGTCGGTCAAGCTAACAGACGACGCGAACGAACGAATCTTTGTCCGGAGAACATCAATGCCGGACTCATCGGACCCGTTGATGAACAAGTACTCCGCGCCAATTTGATTGCACAGAGCTCGAGCAACGGTAGTTTTCCCAACTCCTGCTGGCCCGTGAAACAAAAAGTTCGGCAGCTCACCCGTCGCAATATATTCGTTGAATGTGTCCTTCAACGATTGTGGCAAGATACATTGATCAATCGTTTGCGGCCGGTAACGTTGACTCCACAGAAATTGATCGTCGTTTGTACTGATTGAATCCATTATATAACCTCACATTTCACACAACTGCTGGTGTTGAACGCTGGCGGGGGAATCATCCCCCGCTAGTCGATTAGAAATCAAACGTGCTGTCTAGCTCGATCGCCACATAGTACGTCAGTTGTTGACTGGTCGATTGGAAACGACTGATCTTCTTACCACCAATCGAAACACAATAGTCTCCCGGCATCATCTTGAGATTGTCGACCTTGAAATTCACTTTGAACGTCTTGTCCGTCGATCCAATCTCGCTGCTAAACGAGTTACCGGTAGGATTACTCTTGTCCCCAACGGAAACTACAATTGTACTACCGTCGCCGATAACAGAGAAGTCACTAACCTTGAGAATCGACGATACGCGTTGAATCTGGCTTAGCATCGCACCAGTGAGATCAAACTCGATGTCAACTTCGGGAAACGATTTGATCATCGGAACTGGCGTTAGAACGCCCGCTGCAGCACCATAGTACTTGATGCTGTTCTTCCCCTCTCTAATCGTTACATACTTGTCTGTGAAGTCAAGCTCTGGGTCAGTAAACAAACTCATTGCGCCAAGAAACTCATTGAGATCATAGATCCCAAAGTCTTGCGGGAACACCTCCGACACACGCGCATCGGCAATGATGTTTTTGCCGGATGAAATCGTTGTCAGCTTGTTGCCACGTTTGATTGTTAGGTTCGCGTTGATTCCGCTAAAGTTCTTAAAGATCGCCAGGGTATCTTTGGATAGTTTCATTGCATCTCCACTAGTTGAAATCATACCGAATCGCCATACAGCTTAGTGTGCTCCGGTTTCGGTTTACCGTCATCGGCGTACCCGTATGACCCGTTGTACATATGCAGGCTTTCCGCGTTGAAGTTCAAGTACTGGCCAATTCGAGTCCCTTGTTTAATCCGGATCGGCCCGGCAGTAACGTGGAGAACTGCCATCATCGGCCCTTTGTACCCGGTGTCATACAGTCCAGAAGTGAGGAAACATCCATTGCGGTTGAGAGTAGATCGAGTGATAACCCATCCAGCTTCTCCTTCGCCTACAGTGATGATGTTTTCCATAGCAACTTCATATTGACCAGGTGCAAGCTCAAAGAATCCATCGGAATCCGGTTGAACTGCAGTGCTGCCGCGATGTTTCTTGTGATCGTTCGTAATTTCAAACAGCTCACCTTCATTGATCTTAAACACGCCACCAAGGCGGAGATCAACGGCGTTTGGCTGAACGTCTTGATCTTGTACTGCAGTTAGCGACGACTTCGAGTTCGACCCCATAATGTGTTTCATTTGCTCTCCTTTACTATACCAAATTGCTGCAAGATCTTTGCGAACTCGCGCGCAACCAAATCATTGTATTGATCCAGTGTCAGATTGTCGTTGTTGATGATCAAATCACACTGACCGTCCGCAATCTCTGTCTCGGTTGCATGGCCATCGAAATGATAGCCCGCGCGGTTGATCTTGACGATTATACCGCGAAGATTGTTTTTGATCGAGTACAGTTCGTTTTCGAACCGGACGTCCGTAACACACCAAACCGCTTGCGGTGCAGTTTGAATATACTGTTCGACATAGCGGACAAACTGATGTGGATCATATCGACGCATCAGCATGCCAATTTCGCGAACAACACGGCGGCCGGCAACGTGCTGGTACGATTGACCATCATCGACAGTGAAAGACAAATCAGTTCGCTTGAACTGATCGTACTGCTGCTCACCTTCAATGCCGAAGATGTTTGAAACTTCGTACTTGATCGGATCGGCATACGCGACCTTGCGGATATCGATGTCCGGAAACGCAGCTTTTGCTGCTTTGAAGAATTGGTCCTTTCCGGACCCCTTTGCGCCATGAACGCCAATCACCAATGTCATTTATTCTCCCGGCACATACTATCGATTACACTAGTATTATACTTCAGTCGATAGATAACGTCAACAGAGTTTGTAGCGGCGATGTTGAAATCAACTTCGCTCTCAAGTTTGCCGTGGCGAAGACCAGTTGGACTATTGTCGTAATCAATCCCGTTGATCGCATGCCAAGCAGCGGACGAGCTATCCCACGAAAAGATGTATTGATGGTATTTGCTGAGCAAGGCAATCTCGCGAGGTCCGTCAGTCATCCCAAGGCAATGGAAACGCTTGCTGGTGTTGGATCCAAGCAAACCGCGTTTGTCTAGTTGTTCAAAGATCGCCCATCGAGACAAGTACCGCTGCATGCGATATGCTTCGTCACGAGATTCCGCGCCGTGCTTAACCTCGTTAACACCAAGCGCAATCGGGCATGCAAGAATAGACACACCAATGAAGTCGATATCTCCATTGTTGATCGCCCATTGAAACGAACTAATCAGGCCGTCAACATCACCAAGTTCAGATTGCGGGCAAAAGAACGTCTTGAATCCTTGCTTCTTAAACTCCGGGATTAGACGAACGGCAGAATCGACAGTTTTGCTCCAATGCTGCTTTGGATAGTCCGACATGACGATCGAGTCCGCGCCGACTTTCTTGCCCATCTCGATTAGTTTATCACTGTCATACATCGGCGCGCCGCGCTTGAACATCTCGAATGCTGAGTTGTCAAGGTGGTAGAAAACGTTCGGATTCTCTCGCTTGAGATTTACGTAGAAGTTCCGATACTGCTCGTTTTCTTCAACGAGATGAGCAAGCAGTAGATGCGTCGAATACTGCCGAGTAAACGGCAGGTACGACACTGGCATGATATGACAAAAATTGATTGCGCTCATTTACACCTCATAATGTTTGATGCACCCGTTCTCGTTGTCTTCTGCAACAGAAACAACACAGCACCGATTCGGGTAGCGTTTGTGGATTTCGTTCGCGATGTCGTCGGCAATCATCTCACACGACTTGTAGTCGAGCTGCAATGCCCTGTCGTCAAACAAACTCTCGAGCCATCGTTTGAACTGGATGAACTCAATGTCGCGATCGTTGTGTTGAACATCAATTTCCACTCGGAAGTGGAAGATGTGTCGGTGCGGATATCCAAGAAAGCTGACGTCGTACTGATCTCCAGTTGCTAGCTTCGGATCGGTCAGAGCTGCTGGGTATTTGTGGATTCCCTCTTTGGTAAACGTTACCCAAATTCGATTACTTTTCACTGTCAGTGCCATACGTTTCAATCCCAAAACATTGAACAAATAATTATACAGACAACCGGCGTATAAGTCAACTGCGAAGCAAATTGAACAATTCGTCACGCGATCGCGACATGAAATGCGGCCGAAAGTTATCTGCAGTGATCTTCACTAGACGCGGCGCAACACGAAAATTCGCTCGCGCGGCCGCTCGTGTATACCAAACGACGTCACTAGTTGCAATGTCTATGTGGACAATGATCTCACTAGTTTTGTTCGGATTGAACAACCACCCAGCCGGATCTACTTCGATGAAGAACACGCCGTCGTGTAGATTAGATTTGACATCGATTGTGTGACCGTTCGATTCGATGTCGATTCCTCTGAGCTGTTCGACGCGCTCTCGCTCGAAGTCGCGTGCTGGGAGGTTGTTGTCAATCAACATTTTGCGCAACATAACCTCTCCAATACGGCCGCGTACCCCTGTATGTCCGTATGCAAGCTCGGCAGTTGCCGTCCATTGAGAAGTTAGTCGTTCGCCCATCGTTTATTTGTGCGATCCAAGACGTGCAATGTTCAAGAACTCGCGACGAACTTCGGAGTTTGCGTTTGCAAACAACCCGCGCGTTGACAGAGTGACAGTCGACGAGCCAGTGTCCTGAATCCCGCGGGATTTGACACAGTAGTGCACAGCGTCGATGTAAACTGCGACGTCTTCAGTTTCAGTGATGAACGAAATCGTCTCACAGATCTGTTCAGTCAATCGCTCTTGAACTTGAGGACGTTTTGCGAAGAACTCGACGATGCGATTCAACTTTGACAGGCCAAGTACCTTTTTGCGCGGGATATACGCAACAGTAGCAGTGCCATCGATCACAACGAAGTGATGTTCGCAGTTCGATTGAACGTTGATGTTCCGCTCAAGAACAAACGAATGTGCATAGTCCATCTTGTTTTCGATTGTCGTGCACTTCGGAAACTTGTCGTAGTTAAGGCCCCAGAAGATTTCGTTGACATACATCTTAGCAACACGGTTCGGCGTGTCTTCAAGAGAATCGTCGGTAACATCGAGGCCGAGAGTTTCCATAATCGCCTTGAAATGAGGAGCGATCGCTGCAATCTTCTGCTCTGCAGTCTGAGACGTGACGAGATCGGTAATCGGAGTCTCAAGACCTTTCGACACAAGATGTTTGTGGACAGCGAAGCCGAGCTCGGCGTTGTTTTTGTGGATTGGATGTGACATTGGATTGTTTCCTTTTCAGATTGAGTTTAACGACTGTGGAAAAGGGGAGGACAGTCAGCCTGCGCCAGGTAAAAACTCGCGGCGAGTGCAACTCCTGGAGTACCTTGTTGCTTTCGTATTTAGTGTTTGCGCGGGATATCCGGATACGTACCCCAGCACAATTTCAAATCTCGGCCGACGTTTGCCGGCCCGCCTTTATCTAACCACATCTTCGTGATTACAATCGTCGGCTTGCCAGCAACAATCTTGTACCTCGTAAGAAACTCGCGATGGTCATATATGCCATCTGGAACGTGTTTGAACATTACAATTACCCGCGGTAAGTTGACCGAGATTTTGGCGTTTCGTACCAATCGATCTGCGAAACTTTGATCCCAAGAGTTGCCATCTTCGCTTGAACGCAGTCGTAAAGCCACTTTGACAGGTTCTCCGACGTTGGAATGAAATCTACGATAAAGTACCCGCTGAGAACTTCATACTCCGGAGTGCACGCTAGATTGCTAATGCCGGTAAGATCAATTTCGCGGCCGGCAATGTGATTCGTCCCGGGGACGACAACATCGTTGAACTTAATCGGATTGCGGTACGTCAGCTCGTTGTACACGGCATCTACCAAAACACCAAACATCGGATCTTTGCTGTCGATGATGAACCGATGATCAACGATTTTATCAAGAAAGTTCTTCAACCAGCCAAGATGTTTGAAGTCGGTGACCATACCACGTTCCAGTTTGTCACTCTCGAGGAACACGTGTACTAGCCCTTCGTGGCCGTGGATGTGCCGGCACTTTGGCTTGGAATCTCCATCCTCGCAGTACGAGGATTCCAGCTTCTGGCTCCACACTCTGTGGCCATAGCAGAAGCTAAATTGCTTGTCGATTGTCCATTTACTCATATGATACCTTTCTTTGTTGGATTCGTTGCGCCGGATCAAGTTCCCCACTCGTTCTTGAACAGTGGGACCTGTAGTCGATCACTATACCGCAAACCGTGTTTGATTGCAAACTTTGCAACGTTGCTGTTGTTCATCTTGTAAACAGACTCAACGCCACCAACCGGCATCAAATACACTGGACCTTGGAATCCTTCCCGTCGATAGATTTCCGTAGTTTGTAGCGCTTCTTCAGCGTCTTGTTCAGTAGCAACGACAAACTTCAAGTACGTGTATCCAACAGATTGGTACATATTGATGATCTCCGGCTTGATAGCATCTTCACGAGATTCACCGCTGCAGCTCAACTTAGCGGAAACAGAGAACGTTACCGAATCCCATTGACGATCGCTTGCCCAATCGCTGAGGTACTGATAAAACTCAGCGGTCAACGGCTGCGTACCGTTTGTTTCAAACGTAAGCTCCTTGAGACTGCTCATCTTCGGATGATCGAGCAGATCCGGATAGCTCCGCTGCCATCCAAGCAGAGGCTCGCCGCCGGTAATAACGAGATGTTCGTCTCTCCACTGACCGAACGGAAGAATTTCGGCAATACGATCAGCGATTTCGTCGGTCGTCATCATTGGAGACAAGTGCTTGAACTGAGGGGCCCAGGACGCGAACGAGTCACAACCAGTACTAACAAGAGGCAATTGTTCGTAGCTACTGAACTGATCGATTCTTTGCGCAATTACATCAACCTCTTTGGACAATTGTCCGGGCGGCATACCGAACCCAGCACAACGGAAATTACAGCCAAACGTACGAAGGAATACGCTGGGAACGCCCATATATCTACCTTCGCCTTGCAGCGAATAGAATAGCTCTGCGACCTTAATCTTACTCATAATGACCTTTCACGGAATTTTGATTTCGATGATTATATATCACGCGGCGGCGGAAATCAAACTATTCAACTGGTCTTCCGTCATGACGACGATGCGGCCAATCACTGTAACGTCGTGCGTGTGTGGATCGTCGATCATGGTGAACTTGGCGATCTTAACAACTTCCTCGGCGATCAACCGGCTGATGTTGTTTTTGACGTCGTTGCGAAAGCTGTGATCATTACCATGCTGTATGTACTGCGCGCTATCAATCACATAGTTGACAGTTTTCAACGATTTCTCGACGCCCAAACCTTTCAGTCGATCGGGAACGTTATTGATGTTGTATTTCATCAGAATGGTACCTCGTTACCAGAAGGAACTTGCTGGGGATCGGTGTTGTCACTCTCCCCGGAAACTTTATCATACAAGTCGATGAAAGCCGCCTTCGTGTTTGTGTCGAACCGATTGCAGCACAGTTCGATCGCCTTGGCCTCGGATTTGAAGATACTATAGGCACGGATGATGTGGGCAATACGTCGAGTCGTGATGTTCTCGTCGATCCCACCATCTTCAAACGTACGGCGAATTGCATCAGCCCACTTGACGAGATTGTTTGCGAACTTGTCGTTGACACACCCGTAGCAGTTCATCAAGTTGTTGATGATCTTGATCTCAGTCTTCGTGGGAGGATAATCTTGTTCAAACGTCACTGCAAATCTCTCAAGGAATGCCTCATTGAGGACATTCGTTCCGATGTACCGACCATCGTCGGATCCCTTTCCCTTCGTGTTTGCAGTGGCAATGATATTGAACCCAGCGGCAGGGACGACAACTTCGTTTTTCAACTTGAAGTAGTAACGATTACCTTCAAGAATCGGCTGCAGGCACATAAGAGTATTTGCAGATCCGGCATCAATCTCATCAAGAAGAACAACACATCCAGTCCGCATCGCGATCATGATAGGACCCTCGACGATTTCGACGTTGCCGTCTTTCAGAGTCTTCGATCCAATCAACTGTTCTTCGTCAGACATCATGTTCAAGTTGACACGGATTAACGGCCTGTTGTGTTTTGCACAGATCTGTTCAACCATAGTCGACTTGCCGTTCCCTGTAGGGCCGGAAATGTACATCGGGTAGAACATCCCGGAGCTAATAATCAACTCAACGTCTTTGTAGTTGCCAAACGGCACAAAGTTGTCGTCACGTGCTGGGATCAGTGATTGAACGTCGATCGTTGACACGATCGTGTTGTCACGAACTTGTGTTTCACGGCCGCCGTGTTGATCAACACGGGTATCGTTACCGCCAGGCAACGCATATAGCCCCCGGCCGACTTTTGCGGCATTGAGCCACGTCGGGATGTACGAAGTGACACTCATCACTTGAGCTCGTGTTACACGATTACTTTCACGAATTTCTGGGAACTTATGGTACAGCTTGTCGATCAACTGGTGCTGTGTCGTCTTGATATCACTCATCACATTCTCCATAACAAAAGGTTCAACCGAACAAGTCAATTATACACGTGGCCAACATTAAAGGCAACGGATCATGAGATCACACAATGTGTCCAATGAATTCGTTCAACAAAATCCGGCTGGTCTTCTTGGCCGACATGAATCTGGTGAACTTTGATGCAATCGATTTAGAACTCGCAGTGTTATCGATCTCTAACTGGCCATACTGGACTTTTGTGCCAGATGTGGGAACAATAAACAACTGATCCCGCCCGGTGTTGTTCAACGATCCATATCCTTTCGTTTGGAAATCAGATTTGATCCGATCAACAATAACGTCTACTACAGAATCACGAACATTGTTGTACCCATAGTGGGCATATACAGTATCGGCTAGACTGCTACGGCTGACACCTGCAATATAGAAACCGAGAACAGTGCAGTTGTAACGATTCTTGATCATCGAGATCAACACGTTGGTCTGTGTTGCAGATTCACTAGTGATCTCGATGTTTTTCTTCGTGAACTGATCTTTGACGAAGTGGCGAACTTTTACATAGTGGCGGGCGTTGGGATCCAACACCCGTTGCTCGAAGCTAGCCGGCAACGATTCGCCCAGACCATCAGTCAATGTGATGAACGACACTTTCTCGACATTGTTGGTTTTTTGAAAGACTTCGATGTAGTCGTACATATAAATCAGAGCTTCGTTAAGTGGAGTGCCCCCGAGAGGGAAAACCTGCAGTGTCCGTGACGATTTGAGGTTGTTGACACTCGTATTGAAATCTACGGCAGACATCTTACTACTAAACAGTTCGAGCAATGCAAACCTCGTACGACTAACATCGATTGTGTTTTTGTTGGCAACATAGTTTGACTCACGTGAGTGAAAGTCTTTGTAAGACTTGGTTATAAACCCATTGGTGAATGCAAACACTTGGTATGCAATGCCAACACGTTGACAGAACATAACGAGGTTGATCAACTGATCGATTGTATCGTTGATAACACGTTTCATCGACGCCGACCAATCCAACAAAAACACCATACCATGGTTCTTCCCTTGTTTCGTAGTCGTGACACACTTAAACAAATCGTCGTTCAACTTGTATGCCCACAATTTACGGGCGTCTAACGATCCAGTTTTAGACGTTTTACTACGTTTGAATGTAGTCGCAGCCTTCCTCATCTCGAACTCTTTGACCATGTAGCTGACGTTGTTCTGTGTATCGAGCTTAAACGACCGAATCTTCTGTTCAGATGATCTGTCAATGCCAGTACTGTAACGGTTGTTAACAGTCTTGTTTACTGTCATAAACGGAACAACAGGATCGAACTGACACTTCGCCAGTGTCCAATACTTGTACGTAGTGCTCGTGTCTGCAAGCTCACTAACACGATTGTCAAATGCAGTATTCGTCGTCGGTGCGTTATCTTGATCACAACTGTTGTCACCATGCGATTGATCAACTGTATCACCGGATTGTTTGCCCGGTTGATCTTGGTCTTGATCTTGTTCAAGATCGTCGTCGGCTGGCGATTGGTCCACTACATCGTCGGATTGTTCGCCCGGTTGATCTTGATCTTGGCCTTGATCTTGGTCTTGATCATAATCGTCGTCGACAAGATCTTTACTGTTGTCGTGATGGTCACGTTGGTGTTGTAGAAAGTCGTTGATATCACGGGCAAGTTCGACTGCCTGATCAATTGTCTCAAGTGCCGCGGCACGATCGACGAACTGTTTTTCTTCCGGAGAAAAATCAACGACACCATAGCCAACTTTGAAGTACAAGTTAATTCGATCCATTAGATGGATCGACTTCAAATCATGGCCACGAATGTCAAAGAAGTCCATGTCATTCAACTCTTTGTATCCAACATTGAATACCTTACGAATACCAGGATAACGGCGCTTGATCAGCTTCTCAACACGAACGTCTTCGAGGATGTTGAGATACGACATGGCGTTCTTGAAACGGAGTGTCGTTTCAAGGGCGGTGATGTAGTCGGTAGTTGTGTACAGTGCATGTGCAACTTCATGTGCCACCAACATTTGGTCAATCGTTGGAGTCATCTCCTTCCACATTGGAAGGGTTAGAGTCCGGTTGACAATGTTGAATGACGCAGTTGAAACCGCCGCACGAACGACGTTGATGTTCTCGTTGGCAAGCAGTTTTGCAATCAGATCCAGTGTTTGATTTTCCATGATGTATCCGTTCAATGTTATCACTCACTTCGTGTTGAGAGTCGGCTTGTGTAGTGCAATTAGTTGCCGTTCACGTGTATGTGCTGCCTTACGACCACGAACTACTTCCAACACCTCGTACGTGTATTCGACGTCGGGATTGTTACGAATGAACTCGGCAAATGCCCATTGTTTGCCATCACACTTAGCGGCAGAGAAGTGTTTTTGCAACCTCGTCTTGACAGATTTAACAAACGCCCGTTTCTGGGCAACAGTGACTCCGATGTAGAAGTCCCCAGTACTCGCCGTGATCCGGTAGATCACGTGATTACGATCACTACGAAGTTTTCTGTTAGTCATGAGTACATGATACACCACGCGACGATTTAAGTCAACAAGGCAATAATACCCGTCCAAATTGGCAGCTTTTTGGCGCCAGTATCTTACGTATGGCGACCTCGTTAAGTCCGATCAGTAAATCATACGCAGTTAATTGATAGGCGTCAATCCACGAATTGAGCTCCAAATCAATGAATGCCAATTCATTTTAACTCACTGCGATTGTCGAGAAGTCGTTCGTCTTTTCGAATCGAATTGTGTGATCAAATTTATCGACAATGTCTCGGTGGCTAATGACAAACACATTTGTGTGCTCGCCAAAATGATTCATGATCGACAGGAAGTAATCGATCCCCGCTCCATCGAGAGCGCCATCAAGAATCTCGTCGAGGATCATCAAGTTCGTATTGACACTGTTCTTCATCTTAGCGATCTGTCGCCACGTGAACAGAATCGCAAGGTCAAGACGACGCTTTTCCCCTTCGGAGAATGAGTCGTACGTAAACGCGTCGCGGCCGCGCGACTTGATAACTTCCTGGAACGATTCATCAAGCTCGAACTTGACAAAGAAGTCCATTGCCGCAAGATACTTGTTGATCAGCTTGTTGATCACCGGCAAGTACTCGCGAATGATTGCAGTCTTAACTCCTGTGTCTTTCAAAAGAGCGGCGGCAACATCATGAAGCCGGCGAACTTCTAACAGATCGCGTTTAGTATTGACCAACTCGATTGCAGTGTCAGCATAATCGCGCATTTTCCGCTTCTCTTCGGTCAAATTGCCAACGTCAGCAGCAACTGCTGCGATTTCCGCTGCTAGATTCACGTTCTGTTCTGTTAGCAGTGCAATCTTATTTGTCTGCGTCGAGATGTCGATTGAGTACGTGCGAATCTGATCTGCATATTGATTCGCCGCGGCTAACTGGGCGTTCAACTTGTCGATAGCTTTATTGATTTGCTCGAGCTTGCGTTTGTGTTCTGCAATCTTTTGATCAATTTCTGCTAGCACTTTGTGCTTGTGTTGATCCGGAATGTGCTGCGAACACGTTGGGCACGTCGTGTTTTCGTTAAAGAAGTCAGCGTCGTGCTGGCATGTGTCGATGTTTGTCGACAACTTGACTTTCAGCTTAGTTGCTGCAGCTACCGCTTCAGAAATTTGATCACTAGCAGCATTCGCTTGCAAGCGAGCGATCGCTTCACGCGTTGTTTCGATGACGGATTGTGCTTCCGCGATTGCAGCGTTGTTGTTGTCAATTTGCCGCTGAATGCCCGCCAAAACATTTTGCCGATTTGACTCAAGAACATCGATCAGCTTTCGTTGAGCTTGGATTCGAGTCTTGTGATTCGCGATGTCAGCTTCAATTTTACCGATCTGCTCCTTGACTGCAGCGGCTTTGTCCTTGAGAATAGCGTTCATCAACGAGAACACTTTGATATCGAGGATGTCCTCAATCACCTCACGGCGTTCAGTAGATTTCAACTGCATGAACGGAACATACGTAGCAGACCCGAGAATAACAACCTGGGTGAATGTCTTGTAGTTCAGTTTGAGAATCTGCTGCTCAAGAACCTTCTGGTAATCTTTCAATGCAGCATCTTGATTGATCAACTGACCATCGCAGTAGATTTCAAACACGTTTGGTTTGATCCCACGTATAACAGTGTATTCGTGACCATTCGTCGAGAACTCGATCTCGACAACGCAATTCTTTTTGTTAATCGAGTTAACAAGCTGATTCTTTGAGATGTTGCGAAACGGCTTGCCAAACAAAGCAAAAGTCAACGCGCACAGAATCGTCGATTTACCATCGCCGTTTCTGCCGGTGATCAACGTCGAGCTGTGCTTGTTAAGGTCAACTGTGTTTGCAACGTTCCCTGTACTTAAAAAGTTACGCCACGTTATCTTTTTGAATATCAGCAACGCTACCTCCCAAAACAATATAACCAAACGACCAATACGTCACACTACCTCCGTGTTGATTGCTTCAATGTACAAAGACTTCATAAACATCTTGATCTTGGTTTTGTCAGCGTCAGTTTCAATTGAGTCAATGTAATGTGACAACACATCTATCGTGTCCTCAAGATCAATCTGCTCATCAACATCTCCAGTAGAGAACTCAGACATGTCCTCTACAATCTTGATCTCATA